GTTCCGTAACTTGCTGTTGCTGTAGGAAACTCTACAGCGGCCGTGTTACTTGATTGTGAACCCGTAGTGGTAAAAGCCACAGTTTGTCTTGCATACCCTGTCCCTGAGGTTGAAACTTCAGTTCCACCAGCACCAGCGTCATTTGGCGCTACAGTATATAGGGCCAAATATAATGTTCCAGCGGGTGTAAAAGTCGTCCCTGAGAAAGTGTGGGCAAGAATTTTGTTTTCTAAATAATCGCTAAAACTCATTTTTTAATCTCCTTATTGTAATGCGGTTGCTTTCATTTTTAATGTTGAATCGCCTACTCTTGCCTTTTGGTCTGCGATTTCTAAGTCCTTAACTAGCTTCTGATATAAGCTGGCCCAAACAGTTATTCTTGAATCATCTACAAGATATGGTGCTGTTTGTAATAGTGTACCATATAAATATATATCTGGATTGCTGTTTAACAGCCAATTAGTTGTTGCTGTATCAGTTAAGTTAGGGATTTTACTATAATAGGTTAATTCGCCTGTTAATGTTGCGGAATCAGGAACGGGTAAAACTTCTAGTTCTTGTCCTACTATTGTATAAAATTTTGGTGTTCCACTTGATGTAAATGTTGCTCTTAATTTATCAAGTTTTTCGTTAGTAATAAATTCTAGAGTCACAACAGGGTTTGACTCTATTACAAAATCTACTGTTTGAAGCCAATCAGAAGGTACTGCACTATATTGTGAATCAATAGTAGCTGTAGCCCTTTTTATCATCTTTCTATTTCTTATTTCTTTATTAAAACCAGCTTCAGCTAAAGTAATAAAATCAGGTATTGTTGCAGTTAAATCACTTCTATTTAACCAATCTGCAACACTTGTTTTAAGTTGTGAATAGTTAGTTAAGGCCATTATACAGTTCCTTCTCTTGTTCTAAACGCTTTGTTGTCAGGGTCGTTAAGCCATTTTTTTAATGCTTTAGGGTCATCTAAAATACCCTTTTCTTTTAAGTCATAATATAAAACCATAGGAATTGAAGCGACTTTGTTCCAATGACCATAGGGGTCCCTTTTATCACTATCGTTATATAAATCTCTGTTTTCTTTAAGTATTTCAGTTACATCTTGTTCTCTACTTAGAACAAAACTATGTTCTCCTTTACCTGAAGTATCTTCTTCAAAAGTAAAGTTATTTGAAATCTTTGTTTCGTTATCGAAACTTATTAATCTTTTTCTACTCATTTTTTTAGTTTAGGGGTAGTCGCAATCGCTAACTACCCCATTTTCCTATGTGATTTACGAAGCTGTTAAATCAGCACACACTCCAAGAGCGGCTTCATTTTTAACTTTAAGTCCGTATTCTACAAGTAACATTCGCTTCTCAGCGTCACCAGTTTTAGCTAAATCAATAACTTCTAGTGGTCGTAAGAAACAAGTTGAATAGAACTCAGGGTCTAAGACATAAGCATCTCTTTCTCTTTGGAATCTATTTGGAACAATATTAACTGCTCCAAAGTCTGATACATAAATATCGGCGGCTCCAATGATAACACCAGCTTCAGGTTTTTTAACTTCATACCTGTTGGCGGCGATACCTGAGAATCCAGAAACGACTGTCTTATTGTGTGGTCCAACCATAAGCATTTTTGGTGTTCCACCTTGAGTCCATACTGATTCTATGACTGCATCAAGAATTGAAAGAGTAAACGCCCTTCTGTTACCAGCTGTGGCATCACCAGCGGCCGCATTAACAACACCACCAGAAACTGTCGGGTCAGTTCCGCCTGTGCCTCTGTCTGAGTTTGTTTTTAGCCATGCTGGAAGACCTGCTGTTTGTCTAGCCGTACCGGCGGCCCCACCTACGGCGGCGCTATTCGCCATCAATGTAGTTTCTTGGTCTCTTTTTAGCTCTTGTCCAAGTTTAGTTATTTGATAAGCAAGTTCAGAAGTTCTACCTGCCTCGTTAATAACTTCCAAGTTATCAGCTAAGATAACAAGTTTTCTTGAAATGTTTGTATAGTTTCCTATTCTAGTAGTCGGATTGGTTGCTGGGAAAGTAGCAATATCATCACCATCTATTTGATAGTTTGTAGAAGCGGCCGCTAGGGAATCAGTTTGCCACTCAAAGAAAGTGTTTCTAACTGTTTCTCTGCCACCGTTTGACATAAATGGTGTTTCTTCAGGAGAAATGTTGTAAATAATATTGCTTAATTCTTCACGAATACCAATCGCTGAATACCTTGTAAAAGTATTTGCAATAATTGCCATTGTAATATCCTCTTAAATTAATCGTTTAACAACATGGAAATGGCTGATTGTGCGTCTTGCCATTGTCCACCTTTTTTTAATCTTGAGGTCGTTTTCTTATATGCGTCAGTTTTCTTAGGGGATTTTTTGCTACCACTTTTCAGAACTTTTGTTCCGTTAGTTTTGTTTGCTCTTTTAACTACTTTGCGTTTACCTTTATTGTAAAGCATAGCATCTCTTAAAACGCTAACATGATTAGCTTTTACTAAAGCAGAAATTTCTTCTTCAGTAACGCCTTTCTTTAAAAGAAAATTTTTTAATTCAGCTTTTTCTTTTGTAGCAATTTTTTCGTCTTTCCATGCTGGAATAACTTCAGGTAGCTTTTGTGCTTCTTCACTAAGCATTGTTTGATATTGCATCATATTTGCTTGATGATTCTGCTCTGCTATTCTTTGTTGTTCAAGTTTTACAGCTTGTAACTTTTCGTTCTTTTTTTGCTTAAAACTATTCCATTCATGTTGTTGACGACTGGCTTCAATAGGGTCTGTTCTATAAAGTTCATCCCAATTTGGTTCTGGGTCTTTATCTAACTCTACTAATTGATTTTCTAAGTTCCCTAAGAGTTGAGCATATTTATTTCGCTCCTCTTGAACTTGTCTAGCTTCAGCTTCAAACTGCTTCTTTTCTTCAGCAAGTTTTTGGCTTTGTCTAGTAAAATGCTGTTGCCTTGAATATCCATTTCTTAATTCATCTAAAGATACTTGCTCTAATTTTCCGTCAATCTTCACTTCAATTAGTTCTTGTTGCAAGCCTTCATCTTCATCAATGTCGGTTTGTTCATCTGCATACAGTTCGGAATCTTCCTCATCTTCTAGGACTTCTTCATATTCTTCAGAAATTTCCTCAGAAGGTTCGTCTATATATTCCTCGCCAGATTCAACATCTTCAATAGGCGGTTGTTCTGACTCTGTTTGATTACTTACTTCTGCTTTGTCGCCAGGGCGAGTCAGAATATCAGTAACTTGTTCAACGCTAGATTTTAATTCAGGCGATTCCTCAACTGGGTTTGTCGCTTGGTTCATATTAAACTCCTTTTTTGTTTTTTGTAATATTTTCTGCCTTAAGTTTTAAAATATGGGCGTTATCTGCAACAGCCCATAATTTTTCTTCCAACAAGTCAACTGCTTTCAAAAGATGAAAATATTGTTCTCTCTCTTGAGTCGCATGAGGTGAAGTTTCAGACCATGAAGTATGGACATCTTCCCTCACGCTTTGCATGACTGCTTGAAAAGTTGTATCGTCTAAAATGCGTTTTGCATTTTTTCCGAAAATTATTAAATCGTCTATATGGTCATTACCACTCATTGTCTAACCCTTGCTATATCACTAACTAATTTTGATTGTGCTTTCATTTGCTCTCTATCTCTTTCAACTAATGCTCGAATAACAGTAGTTTCTACTTGAGTTCCATATTTTGCTTCAATTTCTGCGGCCTTAAGCAATATTTCAGCATCTAATTTATCTCTATCTAAATCATCTTTTCGTTTCATTTCTTCATTATCAAGCTGTAATCTAGCACTAGCTTTCTGCATATTTGCTTCAATTTCTTTAATTTGCACTTGAATTAACTGTTCTGAAATATCAGGTTTCTTTTGCATCATAGCTTGTCGTTGTTCAGGTGTCATTTCAGGAACTTCTTTAAAGAACATAGACGCATCTTTAAATCCAGCTAATTCAACCATTTTTGCCATAGTATTTCTATATTGTGTCATCTCAACTAAAGGATTAGAAGCACCTAATGTTTGCAATATCTGTTCCTGTTTTGATGCTATTTGACCTAGATATTGCATACGCTCTTGTGCAGTTCCATTTCCTAGACCTACATTAACTACGCAATCCATTCCTGTTTGCCAAACTCTAGGGTCAATAGGAATCCATTCATTACGCAATCGAACTGTGCGTTCTTTATCTTGGTGTCTAGCAAGTAATTCGTAAATACCTTTGAACAAAGGTTTCATTCCTGTTTCAGCAAATATTCTTGCTATCAATTCTATGTGTTGTTGTCCGCCTTGAACAGTTGCTTGAACGGCTGAAGCTGTAGCAGATTGTAACGCATCAGGGTCTAAACCCATTGACGCTTTAGAAATTCCAGTTCTGTTTTCTTTTACTTCATCTAAGTAACTCAACATAGGAAAACAATCTTTACCAACAAATGGCATATTGAAAGGTTGAACTGCGCCTGCATTTCGTTGACGAATAATACCACCAACTTCTGTATTCATAACATCTTCTATGTTTGCTTGTCCTTCAACAACTGCAACTCTAGGGTGAACACTTAATGCAAGACTATCTAACATAGAACGCATAACCATTGATTTCACTTTTTGTATATCTTCAGTTATGTCTGCAATACTAAGTCCAAAGAAAGTATGTGGCTCTGGGTCAGGACAGAAAGAAACGAAAGGTATCTGGTCGCACTTTAAATTCTTCTTAATTTCATAGTTATCACCTACGCAACACAATCTGCGTAGTTCAGCTATGCCATCGCCTGTCATATCAATCTTCATATACGCTTCGACATACTGAACTTTTAAATTCGCATCATCTTCTACAGGATTGATTCCCTCATCTGAGTATGTATTTCTTGCTTGATATTCTGCGTTATCGTCTAATTGTGTTTCGTAAGGTGTAGCAAACTTCTGAATATCGTCATAATCGTAGCCCATTTCCACTAAATCAGAAACAGTTAAATATCGTCTATGAGCAATACAATATGCGTCATTCATTGAAGTCGCATCTCTATCAATCAAAAATTCTTCTGGTGGAACTGATTCAACTCTTACACAACCATGTTCTTTCTTTCTTGTAACTTTCACATCATGCAGTTGTGGTGTCATCATGCTTTGTTGCATTAACTCAGGAACAACTTCTTCCATTTGTTCTTCTGTTTCAACAACTGCTTCAGCTTGTGGAAAAGCAGGGTCAGGATATGAAACAACTTCTGTTACTTCTACTTCATCATCTGCTTCTAATACTGCAAGTTCGTTATCGCTTAATTGTGAGTATTCGTAATACTCAGCATGATAAGTTGTGTCCCAGTAATATTTTAAAATTCCGTTCTTACATAACAACGCATCTTTGA